TGGTATCAGAGCTTGGTTTGTATGATTTGCAGTATGACAGGCTAAGAAGCCCAAAAGGGATTCAGGTAAGGGAAAACTGACTTCAATGAGTTTTTAATATATTTATTTCCCAGAGAAAAGGGCAGAAAGATTATTAACAAGGGTTTATAGTTCATATAAAGTCACTGGTTCGCCTTGCCACTGGTTTTGAGGCCTGGCCTGGTCCAGCAACTTCATACCTTTGGTACAGAGAACACTGCACTTTGACTTGAAGAACACGAACCTGAGTTTTAGTCTCTGTGTTTTAAGGAAATATATTTATAATTGCTAATGGGTGTTTGTTTGAAAAGAAATTTTATGAGCATTAATGGGTGTTTGTTCGAAACAAGCTAATTAGAGTTAAGTGCAAAAGACAAGGGCTCTATATCCCGTCAAGGCAGGTGGCCGTTCAGGGTGATCCCCCGAGGTGAGCACTTAAACTCGAAGTTAGTAAGTTAGAACTTGCGGTACCTTAGTGCTTATAAGAACTCTCTAAAACTTGCGGTACCTTGGCTCTTATAAATGTGTTTCTCTATTATACAAAGAGATAATCAAGTATGTCTGCTATCTGGGAAAATTCATTAAAAGCTTATTTTGAAGGAAGAAGTACCGAACCTGAATACCTTAATTTATATACTGTCGACAAACCTACCAACAAACATCTTGCTACTAATCTTACCTATCTCAATCACCAAGAAAAGCTATTTTCCAAAGTATCTTTGAAACACTTTTATCAGCTACACGAAGAAATACAGCAGCTTAAGGCTGAAAATCTAAAGCTTCGTAAAGATCTGGTTGCTCTAACCAGAGAAGTTGTGGAGAATCGACCCCTAACAGAAAAGAAGGTTCAAGATCTCATCCTGAAGATTACTGAACAACCTAAAGAGATCGAACAACAGGCTGTTCGTCTATCTGAAGATCTGAAGATAAAACTTGAGCGAGTAGAAACTCTCCTGAAGAAGATAGAAGGATCAGTCCTTCTATGAACCATACTGAAGAGTACAAAAGGGCACTGCAAGCAACAGAAGCAATAGACCCTCCCGCTGTTGGATACATTAAACCAACAGAAAAACTAGCTCTAGCGGTGATCAATCTGCAGAAGCAGAACAATACTCTGACCAACCTTATTACACAAATATTTGAGAAATTAACTCAAATACAAACAGAGGTCAGAAGTTTGAAGTCTCAGGCTTCACCGGTAGCTGCATCCGACGAGCTACTGGATAAGGTAATTACCAAACTTGGTAGATTATCTATTGCTGACAAATTACCCGAAAAACAGGGAAAGCTTCTAGTTTTCAAAGATCCGGTGCTGATCTATCAAGAAGAAGCAGAGAAGCTAAAGAGAAGATGAGCCTAGTAACGAGGACCCGAGAAGTTGGTAGCACATCAGCTCCAACACATGAAGACCAGATTCGTGACTACCGGCTAGGAGCACGACGTCGGTACAACATGGGTCTAAAAGCACAGAAGCTGGTGAAGACACTTTCTCGAGGGAAATTCTACAATCCTACCCTCGAACAACAGGTGGAACCTGAAAAGACGTTGCAGCTATCATCAGTGCAACGGGCTTCGTTGGTACCAGCAGAAGTTCTCTACCATTCACGGCCAGACACCGTGAATCATAAAGTATATATGCATTGGTCGGAGGAATCCGATCTCATTATCAACGGCCAGCATGATTCAACTTTCATCAGGCCGGAATCCTATCAACTATTGCAAAGGTCAGGTATGCAATTCATTCATATAGGCCTTATGCAAGTCAGAGTGCAAGTCCTGCATCGTCTGGAGGCAGGAACCATGGCAATGATCGTATTCCGCGATTGCTCGTGGAAAGGGAAGAGGTCTACTATTGCCCGTATGGAAGTAGACCTATCAAAAGGAAGCCAATTGGTGTATGTTGCACCAAACATTATCAAAAGGTTGGCGGATTTCTACAATAATATCCAAATCTCTATCCTTACTAAAGGATACGAGGACTACCAGAATTCAGAGGCCAACTTACTGATTACCAAAGGCTTAATTGGAAGGCTATCCAATACATCAAATATTGGGTTTGCCTATTCAATTGATGGTATTGCTGACTACTTCATCACTAATGGTGTTCAAGCCATCAAAGGAGCGCCGATGAGCACAGAAGACATCCAGGGAACTCTCTGGAACATCAAGCCTACAACTCTGGTTGTACCAGTACAACCGACTGCAGCAGATGACCGAGAACTAGCTGATGGAAGTATCTCAGTCAGGTTCTCAAAATACAAGGCTATTCAAGAACCAACAACCCCAGTCTTCAATGATCAAGATGAGGAACTGGATCCAAATGAGCAACATATACTTGCTTATTTATCTGAAGCATCTGACATGCCATTAAAAATCAGACTTCTAAATGCTGATGCGGTTCTACCACAACGAATGTCATACGGGGCTGTAGGCTATGACATAGCCATCACAACCTCCGAAGACATACCACCATACCGACAAGTAAAGTTATCCACTGGATTGGCAATTGAGGTTCCCTACGGAACCTATGCTCAACTATACATCAAGTCAGGTGTGGCTCACAGAACGGGGTTAATGCTGAATGCAGGAGTAATTGATCCAGATTATCGTGGGGAAATCTCGTTACTTCTACATAACCCTACGGACTCTACAGTCAGTGTTCGCAAAGGTGATTTTCTGACTCAACTTGTACTGCATCAAATCCTAACACCACCAGTACAGGAAGAAAATGCTCTCACCCCAACACTACGAGGCGACCGTGGATTCGGCGCACTCACAGCTGCAGCCTTCATCCCTACATCTGTACCTACAGAACATAATGAAGCTGATGATGAAGCCAATGAAGCTGATGATGAAATGGAGTATCTCTCCTATTTATCAACAGCTCCTTTTTCGGGGGTAGAAGAGGGAGAAGACGAAGGATATTTCAATCTTGCTGCCGCTGAAGATTACCCAACAACTATTATTGATGCTGCTGAAACATCAACAATAGGCTTTCTCTCGGCACCAATCTATGACACAGATGGAGAAGAAGGAGATGAGGACAATGATGACATACTTCCAAAAAGAATTGCTGTCCTCAGCTTTGAACATGACTATCCACAGCTAAGAGGACTGGAGGAGCATGTGGTCGCTGCCACTTCAACAGCAGTATCAGCATACAGACCACCGGAAGACACCACAATGAATCCACCTACTTATCCTCCGGCAAGCAATTTACCAAGTGCAGGAAGCGTGCCAAGCACAAGCTATCCAAGCACAAGCTACCCCACTACTCAAGGAGCCACCTCCGGAGTCGGAAGCGGCACGAGGTTCCGAGCAAAAGACTATTCTGGAAACTGGAACCTACCTTCGGCACAACAAACAACTGGTGCCTTGTTCTACATTCCATTAGAGCTGGGGAAATTTGATGAAACATTTATGCGCTGGGAGAGCATTACAAAGAATCTTGTCTCTCAGCATACTTTCACTTCTGGAAGAGACAAAGCAGAGTTCATTGAAAATCTGCTAGGAGAATATGAAAAGCTAGCATGGATCCAATGGAGGACATCCTACCCTGATGAATATGAGAAGATATTGGAATCCTCAGATGGGCGAGAAGGAACTCAAAATATTCTATCACAAATCAGAACGGTGTTCACTCTCGAAGACCCTTTCAGAGGATCAACCAAAGTACAAGAGGATGCCTACCGAGATTTAGAAAGAATCTCATGCAAAGACATGAAGGATATAATCCCCTTCATGAACGAGTATATGAGGTTAGCTTCGAAAACTGGAAGACTATTTATTTCATCTGAACTTTCAGAAAAATTCTGGATGAAGCTACCAGGAGATCTGGGAAAACGGGTGAAGGAACTCTATGAAGCAAGCTACTCCGGCAACACTATTGGAGTTCACCCAAGGATTCTCTTTACCTACAAATTCCTAGAAGAGGAATGTAAGAAGGCGGCTTTCAGCAGATCACTAAAAGGCCTTCAATTCTGCAATCAAATACCCATCCCTGGGTATTACAAAGGAAAGGAGAAGAGATACGGCGTACGGAGATCCACAACTTATAAGGGGAAGCCTCATGACTCTCATGTAAGAATAGAGAAGAAGAAGCACCTGATGCGAGAAAAGAGGTGTAAATGTTTCCTCTGCGGCAACGAAGGACATTTTGCTAGAGAATGTCCAAATGATAAGAGGAATATCAAAAGAGTCGCAGTCTTTGAAGGGCTCGAGGTTCCTGATGACTGTGAAATTGTCTCAGTACAAGAAGGAGACAATCAAAGTGACGCAATATATTCTGTCTCTGAGGGAGAAGTGGCTGATGATGTACAGCAAGGAGTAAACGTATTCATACAAAAGGAGACCCTCTACTACTTACGACAAGAAGACAATGCATACTTTCTAGGAGGAGGAGGATGGCGATGTGCTGTAAGAGTCACTCAGCAAGAACATGACTGCAGACACCAATGGGAATACTACTCCCCAACAGTGGCAAATTGCAGATTCTGCAAAAGAGAAGTCATGCAGAGATGGAATGCCAAGTGTTCCAAATGTTCTATACTTACATGCGGTATGTGCTCTGAACATTACCTAGGCCTCAATATACCTTGTCAAAGAGAAGAAATTAGGCAGGTATACAACCCAAGGCAACTAATGATGGAGCAACAAAGCTACATACAAAGCTGCGAACTGGAAATTCAACGACTGAAGGAAGAAATCCAAAATGTCAAAAAGGTCGCTGAGGAGCAAGTTGTTGCAGCAAAAATCAATGAAGCTGTTGCTGTGAAAGAAATGCAGGAGCAAATACAGGAGTTGAAGCTTGAAAATGATAGATTGACACTTGAAAATCATGATCTTAAAGAACTCCTCAAGAACAAAGAGCCAGAGCAACTGGAGGTGCTAATCTGTGAAGGGAAGGAAAGGCAGTACATTGCTGCAGCATCGCTCAAAGAAAGAAGAAACGGGCTCTATAATCTAATGGTGGAGATTGACATACCAGGTAGTTTACCTATTATGGTTAACGCAATTCTTGATACAGGAGCAACTACATGCTGTATCAACGAAAAGGGCCTTCCCAAAGAAATTCTTGAAGACAACACCTATGAAGTAAAATTCGTGGGAGCAAATTCTGAGATGACAGCCACAAAGAAGCTCAAGGCAGGCAATATGAAGATTGGCGACCACACTTTCAGAATCCCATATACATTTGCCTTCCCATTGGAGCTTGGGGGAGGTGAACAATTAATACTGGGGTGCAATTTTATACGTTCCATGAGTGGAGGTGTACGTATTGAAGGAGACAACGTAACATTCTACAAAAATGTTACAACAATCAAGACACAGCAGGAGGTATCGAAGGTACTCTCTCTTGAAGAACTTGAAATGAATGAAGATGAGTACATATCTATACAGCAGAGTGTAAGTGCAATAAGTCCGGGAATACACTCAAGCTTTACAACAAGGTTCGGGGACCTGATTCAGAAGCTGAAGGAAGCAGGTTATGTTGGAGAGGAGCCAATGAAGTTCTGGCAACAGAACAAAGTCACATGCAAGCTCGACATTATTAACCCAGAGCTACGTATACAAGACAAACCCTTGAAGCACGTGACCCCGGCAATGGAGGAGACGTTTCGAAAGCATGTTCAAGCACTCCTCAAACTAAAGGTAATACGGCCCAGCACCAGCAAGCATAGGACAACTGCTTTCATTGTCCACTCGGGTACCACAATTGATCCAAAAACTGGCGTAGAAGTTAAAGGCAAGGAGAGGCTAGTATTCAACTACAAGCGCCTTAATGACAATACTGAAAAGGACCAGTACAGCTTGCCAGGTATAAATACTATACTTAAAAGGGTGGGCCAAAGTGAGATCTATTCAAAATTTGATCTCAAAAGCGGCTTTCATCAAGTCGCTATGGATGAAGGGTCCATCGAATGGACGGCCTTCTGGGTTCCAGATGGGCTGTTTGAATGGCTTGTTATGCCATTCGGCCTAAAGAATGCACCTGCTGTTTTTCAACGGAAAATGGATAATTGTTTCCGAGGAATGGAGGATTTTGTAGCAGTCTACATCGATGACATCCTGGTTTTCTCAAAAACCCCAGAGGAACATGCAGTGCACCTGGAGAAAATGCTGGCGGTCTGCCAAAGAAATGGGCTGGTCCTAAGCCCAACAAAGATGAAAATAGGAACCCCAACAATAGAGTTCCTTGGAGCAACAATCGGCAATAGAAAGATAAAGTTGCAGGAGCATATCATCAAAAAGATTGCAGATTTTAATGATGAAGAGCTCAAGACAACTAAAGGGTTGCGCTCCTGGTTAGGTATTCTTAATTATGCAAGAAATTATATACCTAACCTTGGTAAAATTTTAGGACCATTATATTCAAAGGTCAGCCCAAGTGGTGAAAAGAGGATGAATGGTCAAGACTGGGAGCTGGTCAGGAAAGTAAAACAGTTAGTCCAGAAGCTGCCTGATCTGGAGATCCCTCCGAAAGACTGTTGTATCCTAATTGAAACAGATGGGTGTATGGATGGGTGGGGTGGAGTATGTAAGTGGAAGGCATTCACTCATGATCCACGAAAGGATGAGCGTATCTGTGCATACGCCAGTGGAAAGTTCGACCCACCAAAATCCACAATAGATGCCGAAATTCATGCTGTTATGAATAGTCTCGATAAATTTAAAATTCATTATCTTGACAAAAGGGAGATTCTGATACGCACTGACTGTCAGGCAATAATCTCCTTCTATAACAAGAGCATGGAAAACAAGCCCTCACGGATAAGGTGGATCGCATTCAGTGATTTCATATCCGGGCTAGGAATTTCGGTGCATTTTGAACACATTGAAGGGAGACACAATCAACTTGCAGACGCACTATCAAGGTTAGTTCTCTCTCTTGTGCAGGTACCTGACGAATGGCATCATCAACAAGGACTGACGTCAAAAATAGAAGATGCCTTGGAGCAAGTGATGAGTCGACCCAACCAAGCAGCAATGACGAAATTGGCAGAACTAATATACTGTTCAGAGAATATCATAAAGCTGCAGATCTCATCGAAGGAGGATACATTACGCTTGCAGAACAAGATGAAGGAAGACGCGTACTCGCCATACTAGAGGAAGATGCAAGGAAGGAAGCTCGTAGGAGTCTGCTTACGCTACAAGCTATCCTCAGGAGAAAGCAAGACATCTGTCAAGCATGGGCAAAAGGAGATAATCAGTGGGCCGACAAATCTCCATCAATAAAGAATGAAATGACCATAGTGGAAGATTGCATCAACCAGCTGGACGCACAACAATGCAGCTGTTATCTTTAGCTAAGGATCGATGACATGGCAATCATCGAGCCTTGTGTGTTTTCTTAATAGGTTACGTGTCTGTAATCTAGTAAGGTGTGTTTTCTTCTCTTGGATTGAGCCTCGGGGAGCCGTCCAAAGAGAATAACTTAGTAGAGAAGTAAAGCAAGTTTTGAGTGACGATGGGGCCCCATGTGTACCCGGCTCAATAATGCTTATACTTTCTACTTCTATATAAGACTAAGGTAGTCTCTTGTTGTGAATATCGAAAAATATTCAGATATCTCACTTCAAGTTTGTAAGCAAGTTCCAGTTTGTAAAAATTTTCTAAAAAGCCTATCAGGGCTTAGTAAGATCCTTTGTTCCATTTAGTTTTCTCTTGTTGTTTCCGCCCC